TACTCCTTCTGTAAATACACAATTTCCTTCAGGTGAAAATACAGTTGTTGCTAATTTAATATCAATTTTTGGTTGGTTTACTTGTGATGGTCCGTTCATTTTATATAATTTGTTTTTGTTTAATTGTTTCTAATATACGAGATATACATCCCATAATGTTAATTTCTTTATCTAAGACAAATGATGAATGATACATATATTCTTCAAGAATTATTGTTATCATTCCTTCTCTATTAAGAGCGTAGTTCTCAATCTGCTCATATAAGAACCGATAAACGTCTTCATATGAAGATAAATCAGCGTCTGCCAATAGTTGTCTAATGTTTGTAAAACTGCTGATTGTGGGCTTTTTTAATTCATTTAATATACTATTTAAATAAGCATCGTTTGAATTTAATTCTCTTACATTAAGTACAAGCTTTCCATTAGTACTATATTTTTGAAACGCATTGATTGTTTTTCTAAGATCTGGATAGTATTTTTTAATAATAATAACTAAATCCTCTTTTTCATACTGAATATTTTCTTGTGTAAGAATACTGTCTATAAAGAGTGCGATATCTTTCTTAGATGGAGCTACTAAATCAAATTCAGTACATCTACTTCTTAATGGATCAATTAATCTTTCAGCATAATTACCTGTTAAAATAAATCTAACATTGAAGCTATAAGTCTCCATCATATTAAGTAATAATACTTGTGATGCTTGGAGTAAATGAGTAGCTTCATCAAGTATCACTATTTTTAAAGGCTTGAATGTTGCAGACGAAGCAAATGAACCTACTTTATCTTTAATATCATCCATGCTTCTATGTTCAGTAGCATTTAAATATATGTAATCACAATCAATATTATTTACTAAAATTTTAGCTAATGTAGTTTTTCCAGAACCCGGTTTACCAGCAAAAAGTAACATTGGGATATTTTGAGTATCAATAAATTCCTTAAATTTTAGTTTATGTTCTGAAGAACATATGAAAGTATCTAAAGTATCAGGTCTAAATTTCTCATTCCAGATTGTATGGTTTCTTTTCATAACTTTTTATTTAATATAAGATAAAAAAGGGAGTTAGTAAAACCAACTCCCCATATTTATTTTTAATAAAACTGTTGTGGATCAACAGCGGTATTCTTTTCTTCAGGAATATCTATAATAGCTCCTTCAGTTAATAATACAATACCAGCTACTGAAGCTGCGTTTTCTAAAGCACATCTTACTACTTTAGCAGGATCAATAATACCTTTATCTTTCATATTTACATACTTATCATTTTTTAAATCATAACCTCCCCAAACTAATTTATCAGGTAAACTAGTCATAATTTTATAAATGTTTTCGTCACTATACCCTGCGTTTGATAATATTTTTCTAAATGGAGCAGAACATGCTTCATATACTATTTGAGATCCTATACTTTTACCAGTAATACTTTTACGTGCTTTAATTAAAGCAATACCACCACCTGGAACAATACCTTCATCAATAGCTGCTTTAGTAGCATGTAAAGCATCATCTACTCTATCTTTTTTCTCTTTCATCTCGGTTTCTGTATTACCACCAACATGAATAATTGCTACTCCACCTGTAAATTTAGCTAAACGTTCTTGTAATTTTTCAGTTTCAAAAGCGGTTGTTGATTTTTCAATTTGAAGTTTTAATTCTTCAATACGTGAAGAAATACTTGTCTCATTACCTTTACCATCAACAATTGTAGTTTGTTCTTTTTTAACAGTAACAATTCTAGCTTCACCAAACCAATCCCAATTAAATTTCTCTAATTTCATTCCTTTTTCTTTGCTAAACACTTGTCCTCCTGTTAGAACCGCAATGTCTTCTAGAATTAATTTACGTCTATCTCCAAAGTCAGGGGCTTTAACAGCACATACTTTAATTGTACCTCTCATTTTATTAACAATAAGAGTAGCTAATGCTTCATTATCAATATCTTCGGCGATAATTAAAAGAGAACGACCAGTACTTGAAACTCCTTCCAAAATTGGTAAAAGTTCTTTTACTGTATTAAATCTACTATCTGCTATTAGGATATATGGATTATCTAATAAACAAGACATAGTGTTATTATCAGTAACAAAATAATGAGATTTATAACCTCTATCAAATTGCATACCTTCTACTGTTTCTAGATATGTTTCTCCGGTTTTACTTTCTTCAATGTGTACTACTCCTTCAATCCCTACCTTACTCATAGCGGTTGCTATTAATTTTCCAGTTTCAATATCATTATTAGCTGAAATAGTAGCAATTTGCTCAAGTTGATCTTCTGATGAAATTGTTGATTTAATATCATTATGGATATGTTCTACTACCTGTTTAACAGCAATATCAATATCTCTTTTAATTTGAACGGCATTTTCACCATTATTAAGGTATTTAAAACCCTCATTAATCATTTTACTAGCTAATAAAGTAGATGTTGTTGTACCATCACCAGCTGCATCTGCTGTTTTGATTGATGCTTGTTTAATTAATTTAATACCTAAGGTTTCCATGGGGTCCTCAGTTCCTTGCATTTTTTTTGCTAAACTCACCCCATCCTTAGTAGATAATACTTGACCATTCTCTTCATAGAGAACATTTCGACCATTTGGGCCTAATGTTGAAGTAACAATATCTGATAGGGTATTTACCCCTTTTACTAATTTGTCTCTAGATTCCTTACCTAATTTTACTTGTTGTTTCATAATTTGTTTTATTTATAAATTTTATTTTAATTTTTTCCATTCAAACCCCTTATATATACCTCCATATAAAACACAAGTGTTTATATTTGATTGAGATAAATTTAATGTTCTTGAGGCGTAAGCTACACTTCTCCATTCTTTAATAATTTCTCCGTTTAATATTTGAACTATTGGTCTTTTAGATTTTGATATACTTAGATTTTCTTTATGTTGATCAGTTTTAGGTTTTTGTAATTTTTCAGAAAAACCAAATGGTTTGGGAATGCTATTTTTTTTACCTATTTTTTTCTTAGATTCTTCAGTATGTTTAGTTTTTCCTTTCATTTTTTCTCTTTTCTTTTGGGATGCCTCTTCTGTTTGTTTTTTTCCTAGATGCGAAATTCTCAATTTTTCTCTTTGTTCTTTAGTTACTATTGTCCACCCTCTAGTTCTGTTAGTTCTATTATAGAATTTGGGATTATTAGCAGCATCATATTTCTTTAACCAAAATTCCTCTCGTTCATTTAACTTAGAAATATCCTCAACATATTCTAATATAATTTCTTTTAGATCACTTTCAGGTTCAATTACATATTCTTTATAAGCTATTATCCAATCTATCCCTGAACCCCTATAGTAATTACCCTTATTCCCATTGTGTTTCCCAATATATGATTTTCCTGTTTTTAATATTGTTCTTAAGTAAATGTGTGGTTTGTTGAAATCCATAATAATATTTTATTATACATATCAACAAAAGACATATCAATAAAAGACATATCAACAAAAGATAACTTTTTAATTAATTTTAGCAAGTATATTGTTTTCACATCCAATAAAATATTCTTCACCTTCAAATTCTAATTTTGTAAATCCCATAGAAGGTAATACTACTTTATCTCCTACTTTAAGTATAGTTTTAATAAAATTATCTCCAGTGATTGAATATTTTCCCGGACCTATAGCTACTACTGTAGCTTGTTTATTTTTTTCATTCCCCATATCAGGGACTACTATTGAACCGAATTTGGACTCATCTTCCTCAATTGGTTTAACGATAACTGCATCAAATAATGCTTCTAATTTTTTCATAACTATTTTTTTTGTTTAATTAAATATAATAAAGGTAAATTAAATTACCAACTCACCTTTCTTAATTCTGATATTTTTTGTTTTTGTTATTCTACATTCTTAACTTAACTATCATATAATAGTCAGGATCAAGTTCTTCTAAACTAGGATAAGCTTTTTTATATTTCTCAGGCCAAATACCACCACCCTTTTCCGTTTTTATTTCCATATAATCAGCTGGATTTTTTCTAATCATGCCACGAACTAAACTAGTTACTTTATTTGGATCTATACCAGTATCGTCAGATAAATAAGATATATTAATTCCTACTAAATCCTCTCGTTGGTCAAATTTAAAGCAATATGGTTCAAACGTTGTGTTAAATACTCTCTCTACATCTTTTTTAAGGGGATGAGTTGTGGGTATATCTGTTAAAGCACTCTCTTTAATCACTTTTCTAACCTCTTCTCGGATTAGTTTTCTGAATTCTGTTGATTTCATTGTTTTTAATTGTTTTTAATAAGCATTAGGAGTTCCTATAGGAAATTTGTCATTAATTTTATTTTTATCTAAATAATCAGCTAACCATAGATATTTGTTATATTTACCAGATTTATCTTCATCCCAATATCTCATTAGATATATACTATTTTTTCTTTCTTTTTTTCTACCTGAAGAACCAGGTTTCCCATCATAGGACCCATAACCTATATCAAATGGGGTTGGATTTAGGGGAAATTTACCCCCAACTAATGAATATCCAGCTTGAGCTAAGATAGGAATAATTTTTAAATATTCTTCTTTATTTTTTATTTTAACAAACCCATTAGTTTCTAGAAAACTAATAATATCTTGAGATGTTTCTTCTTTTATTACTTTTCTAACTTCTTCTCGGATTAGTTTTTTGAATTCTGTGATTTTCATATTTTGTTTTATTTGTTTAATTGTCTAATATACATATTATGCTCCTTGTAATCTTACTAAGAAATATTTAGTTTTAATTTCATTCTTTTCAAATTCCATTACCATTAATCCTTTCTCACTTATACTTATAACTCCACCACCCATATCTTTATTTGCTACTAATATTTCTTTGAATATTTCTGAGTTAAATGGAAGACTAATTCTACCTGAATTAACTTCTGCAGGTATATTATATGTTATTTTGTTTGAATGTTCATTATCCTCTCCAAATGTAAATTCAACAATAGATTCTTTACTACCTAAATTAATATCACTTTTAATAGTCATAAAATCTACCCCAGGCAATGCATTTTTAGCTTTAATTAAAGAATCTATATTTTCAGCATTTAGTGGAATTTTGATTTCATATTCTTGAGGTTCAGTAACTTCACCTACTTTTGGTAATAAAAACTCATCAGCCAAAGCATATGATAGATTAAAATTAGTATCTGAAATATATAGTTTAGTGAATACTTTTTGTTTCTTTTCAATAAGAAGTGAAATATCATTACTAGTAATACTTAATAACTTAAGTAATTGAGTAGTATTGAATATAGGTAGTGTACAATTAGAAATTGGGAAATTATTATGTTGTAAACTTCCAATCATATCTTTATTAGGTGATACAAATTTAATTTGTAATTCATTATTCTCAATATTTAATTTAGCTGTTTCAATTATTCCACCTAAATAATATTTAGAAATAACACTCTGTAAAACGGATTTATGCATCATATTTTTATTTTTAATTAATATACGAACTTTTTTAGAAGGAGAAAAACTTCCCAATGTTTGGATTTAAACTAGGAAAATCCCATCTTAGGTCAAGATATAGTTCTTTCAACTTATTCAAAAGCATCGATTCAAATATTTTATCAACGTCAATGTATTCTTTAACGAACTTATCGATCTCATCAGGTACCTTTGAATTTGGGAGCCCTATGGTATCTATCTGATATGGATTTTGTTTTAGGTTAATGATAAGTATTTTATCCCCTTCTATTATTGTTTCGAATTTTTTATCTAATTTTCTAAATCTAAGTAAGTCTGAGTAACGTACTGCTGCCTTTGTATTGCTTGGGGCTTTAAGTCTAAACCTACTAAATATCTCTCCGGATGTTGGGGGTATTCTATATGAATTTATTTGTTTAACACCAGTTGGTTTACCTAATAATCTCGGGTCTGTTTG